ACCAGGTCGTCCAGCAAGTCCGAACCTCGGACCTCATCGCCCAGAAAGGGGAAGATCATGCCCAAGCCGCCCAGGCCCTGGCCCCCGCCGCCCATGACTCCGCCCAAGAACTCCAGGCCGCACGTGCGCGCCGGGACCGGGATCGCGCGGCCCTTCTTGCGGGCCAGGGCCATCCGAAGCCCGGGGCGCCTGCCGATCCCCAGGCCCCCGGCGATCCCCAGCCTGTGGTGCCTCCTGTGGACGGCGCTGCTCTGGTGGCCGACGACGCTGCAGTGGATGCGGCGGCCGACAAAGAGAAGGCCATCCTGGTTGATCAGAATCGTCTCCTGACCCTGGCCCACCAAGAAGACACGGCCGCCATACAGGGCTACAAGGCCGTCATCGCCCAGCAGGCCGCAATCATCGCCGCCCGTCCCACGCCCAGGACCTGGGCCGTCGGGGCCGTCTACGGGACCAACCAGACGGCGGGCGGCTACATCTCCAAGGACCTCGGCCTGGTGCAGGTCGGGGTCCAGGTCGTGCGCCGGCAGCTCGCTGGGGGCCAGACCACCCTCGAGGCCATCGGGACTGCCGGGATGAGGTTCTGATGACGCTGTACGAACGCCTCGACACCCGGATCAACCTCCAGAACCTCCTGAGCGCGCTGGCCATTGCCGGGGGGCTCATCGCCTGGGCCATGCGCATCGACAGCCGAATCTCCGTGCTGGAGGAGGCGAAGAAGAGCCAGGAGATCCGTGACACCCTCCAGGACACCGAGTCGAACCGGCGCCAAGACCAGATCCTAATGGCCGTAAAGGACCTGGGCGCCAAGGTAGACCGGATCGGGAGCCGGCGATGACCGCCCCCATCGACCTGTCCCAGGCCCCGGGCCTCCTCCAGTTTATGGGCGAGGGCAACCAGTGGTTCGGGCCCGGCACGCCCCTGACCCCCGTGGCCCAGGGCCAGACCGTGGGCAGGGCCTACGACTTCGCCACCGGCTACAACTACCAGACCCAGCCCAAGCCCTACGAGGGCGTGCGCTTCCAGGACCTTCGGGCCCTGGCCGACGGCTACGACCTCCTGCGCCTGGTCATCGAGACCCGCAAGGACCAGATCGAGAAGTTGACCTGGGACATCAAGAAGCGGGGCGAGAAGATCGTGAAGAAGGGGGCCGCCCCTGACGCGCGCGTCGAGAAGATCAAGGATTTCCTGGCCTACCCCGACCTGGAGCACCCCTTCGGGACCTGGATCCGGATGCTCTGCGAGGACCTCTTCGTCCTGGACGCGCCCACCGTCTACAACCGGCGCACCAAGGGCGGCCAGCCCTTCTCTCTGGAGCTGATCGACGGCGCCACCATCAAGCGGATCCTGGACCCGACCGGGCGCACCCCCCTGGAGGGCCCGGCCTACCAGCAGGTCATCAAGGGCGTCGTGGCCTGCCAGTACACCCGTGAGGAGCTGTTCTGGATGCCCCGGAACCCCCGGACCCACCGGGCCTTCGGGTTCAGCCCCGTCGAGCAGATCATGACCACGGTCAACATCGCCCTGCGCCGACAGCTGCACCAGCTGAGCTACTACACCGACGGGAACACCCCGAACCTGATCTTTGGCGTGCCCAAAGAATGGACCACCGACCAGATAAAGAAGTTCCAGGAGTGGTGGGATTCCCTGATGGTGGGCAACAGCGCCATGCGCCAGCGGGCCCGGTTCGTGCCCGGAGAGGTCAAGCCCGTCGACACCAAGGAGCACGCCCTCAAGGACGAATACGACGAATGGCTGGCCCGCATCGTCTGCTTTGCCTTCAGCATCCCTCCCACCCCCCTCATCAAGGAAACGAACCGGGCCACGGCCCAGACCGTGCAGAAGGCGGCCTTGTCCGAAGGCCTCGCCCCGGTCATGAATTGGGTCAAGGCCCTCATGGACCGAATTCTCCGGGACTGCTTCGGAACTCGGGACCTGGAGTTCATCTGGAGCGAAGAGCAGAGCATGGAGCCCCTGGTCCAGAGCCAGCGAGACGAGGCCGACATAACCTCCGGCGTGCGCACCGTCAACGAGTGCCGGGAGGACCGCGGCCTGGAGGCCCTGCCGGATCCCCCGCCCGAGCCAGTTCTGCCCACCGGCGCCGCTGTCCCTCCCGGCAAGGAGCCTGTCGCCGAGGCCAAGCCTGCCCCTGAGGCTCCCAAGGCCTCCAAGCTCGCCAAGGCTGCCAAGGCTGCCAAGAAGGTCAAGCCCATCAAGCGCAACCGCCCGGCCCTGAACAAGCTGGAGGCCAAGATCAAGAAGACCGTGGCCACCTTCCTCAAGGCCCAGGTGCAGCCGATCGCCGAGGCCATCCACGCCGCCATGCCCCCCACGGCCGAGAAGATGGCCAAGATGAGCAGCGACGAGGCCAAGCAGCTCCTGGAGGCCTCCAACATCGACTGGACATCCCTGGGGGATGACCTGGAGACGATCCTGGCCTCCATCGCCCAGGACGGCGTTGCCCAGGGCCTGGCCCAGGTGGGCGCCACCACCACGGCCGACCTCCTCGACCAGGTCAACGAGCAGGCCGTGGCCTGGGCCGAAAAGCACGCCGCCGACCTGGTCACCAAGATGGCCGAGACGACCCGGGCCAAGCTCAGGGGCGACCTGGCCGCCTCCATCGAGCTGGGCATGTCCGTCCAGGACATCGCCGAGGTCATCGGCAAGGACTACAGCTTCAGCCAGGAGCGCGCCGAGCTGATCGCCACCACGGAGCGGGCCTTCGCCGACGTCGCCGGCAACATGATCGCCTACCGGGAATCAGGCGTGGTCAAGGGCAAGCAGTGGATCCTCGGCTCCGAGCATGAGGACGGCGCCGAATGCGATTGCGAGGCCAACGCCGAGGCCGGCGTGGTCGACCTGGACGACAACTTCCCCAGCGGTGACGATGCCGCCCCCGCCCATCCGCGGTGCGTCTGTGACGTGCTGCCCGTTCTCAACGACGACACCGAGGAGGCCTGATGATGCCTAACATCCGTGTTCTACCCCCTGACTCAAACCCCGTAACGACCATCGTGAATGGGCGTGCCTACAGCACCACCGGGGGGAACCCCCTGGACGTGCCCGACTTCGACGCCCTGGTCCTCAAGGCCAACGGCTGGCACATCTCCGCCGTCGGGGGCGTGGGCGCGACCACAGTCCGCCCCGCCAACCCCACCAAGAACACGCGCTTCGCCGACACGTCCCTCGGGGTGGAGATCACCTTCGACGGCCGAAACTGGCGCAACTCCATCACGGGAGCCATCGTATGAAGACCAAGAAATTCAAGATTTTCGGGGCCTTTGAAAAGATCGAACCCCAGGAGGACGGGACCCTCAAGGTGTCCGGGATCGCCTCCTCCGAAACCGTCGACGGGGCCGGCGAAGTTGTGCTGGCCGATGCCATGAAGGCCGCCATTCCAGACTACATGGCCTTCGGGGCCGTTCGGGAGATGCACCAGGCCTGGGCCGCCGGCACCGCCCTCAAGTGTGAGGTGAACGAGGCCGGCCAGACCGAGTTTGAGGCCCTCATTGTGGACTCTGAGGCGATCAAGAAGGTCGAGACCGGCACCTACAAGGGCTTCAGCATCGGCGGGAAGGTCACGGGCAGGGACTCCCTCAACAAAACGGTCATCACCGGGATCCGCCTTAACGAAATCAGCCTGGTGGACCGGCCCTGCAATCCCGAGGCGCTGCTGACCATCAGCAAGCTGGACGACGAGGGCCCGGAGGGGCTGGCCACCCTGGGCGAGCTCCGGAAGGGCATGTGGACCGTCCAGGACTTCGCCGGCCTGCTCCGGCAGATCGGCTGGATGGCCCAGGACACCGCCTGGGAAGCCGAGAACGAGGGCGACAACAGCCCCATCCCCGCTGCCCTGAGGGACTGGCTCGCCGAGGGCGCCCAGATCTTCCAGGACATGGCCGCAGAGGAGATCGCCGAGCTGCTGGCCACGCTGCCGGCCGCGCCGGATGCCGAGGTCTTCGCCATGGCCTCCAAGCTGGCCAAGGGTGAAGGATTCGAGGACCTGGCCAAAGCGAAGTTCAACTCGGCCACCAAGGCCACCCTTAACACCCTCCATAAGGTCGCCATGGATGCCGTCGGGAACCTGGCCACCTGCTGGGCGGACGACAAGGAGGACGAGGAGGAGGCCGACAAGGGCGCCCAGACCGGCGACCTCCAGAAGATGGCCGGCCTCGAGGCGGACCTTGCCAAGGCCACCAGCGACCTTAATGCAGCCACCACTACCATCGCCACTCTCACCAAGCGGGTAACCGATCTGGAGGCTCAGCCC